CGCTGGCCACGGCTGACCTGCAAATGCCGGAAGGTGTCGACTTCGCCGGCCGCCGTAATCACAAGGGGATCTCCATGCGGATCGTGCGTCAGTACGCGATCGGCACGGACACGTTCCCCTGCCGTATCGATGTTTTGTACGGCTGGCGCCCTGTGTACAACGAGCTCGCCTGCCGTATCGCCGGCTGATTGACCAAGGGGCTGCCATGTTCGGTTCGACATGCGGCCCCTGTCTCTTTCTGGAGTGGTTCATGCCCTACGAAAAATTTCCGATGTGGACGCACAAGCAGGGCGAGAAGTCGCGCATCGTGCACAGTCAGGAAGAACTTGAAGCGCTTGGCGCTGGCTGGTCGGATGCGAATCACGTTCCGCCGAAGGTCTACGTAGACTCGGCCGTGTTCCTCGAATACCCGAAGATGGTCAACGGCGTGATCGTGCACAGCGCAGAGGAAGAGGCCGCGCTTGCGCCGACTCTCGAGCAAATGTGCGATGCGATCGCCAGCGCGCCGGTTGAGCCCGAAAGTGACGAACGCACGGCGCTGATGCAGATCGCCGACGAGCGCGGCGTGAAGATTGATCGCCGCTGGTCGGCTGAGAAGATCCGCGCGGCTGTGGAGGCAGCGTGACTGCTCCCGTGGAATTGATCACGCTTGCGTTGAAAGACATCGGCGCGCTCGGCATAGGTCAGTCGATCTCCCCCGAAGACACCGCCGATGCGCTCGCCACGCTGAATATGATGCTCGGCCAGTGGTCGGCGGAGCGTCTGAGCATCTATCACCTGATCGATACAGCCATTCCGTCTACCGGCGCGCAGTCCTATACGGTCGGTTCTGGCGGAGACTTCAACATCGCACGCCCGATCAAGATAAATGCGGCCTATGCGCGGCTGACGAGCAGCGGCGCTGGCAATGCAATCGACTATCCGATTCGCCTGATAGATGCTCGCGAGGATTACGCAAAGATTTCCGTCAAGTCCCTGGTATCGTTCCCCGAATGGGCGTTCTACGACTCGGCATTCCCGCTCGGCAATCTGGTTCTTTATCCGGTTCCAAACAGTAGCTTCGAACTCCACATCGTAACAATGGACGTACTGCCGCAGTTCACCGACTCCGCGGCACAGATCAGTTTGCCAGACCCGTATCTCGCAGCGATCCGCTACAACCTCGCCATTTATCTTGCGCCGTCGTACCAGATCCAGCCGATGGGCGCACTCGTGCAGCTTGCGATGAACGCCAAGCGCGTCGTGAAGCGCATGAACGTGCAAATCCCCTCGCTGACGATGCCTCGCGGCATTGTGAGCAAGTCGCGCTACAACATTTACGGCGACACAACCTACTGATGCGCATCCCGCTCACCACCGGCGCGTATCAGACGCGCAGCGTCATTGCGGAAGCGCAGCGCAGCGTGAACCTGTATGCCGAATCGAACCCGCAGGACGCGCCGTGCCCGTTCACCTATTACCCGACGCCGGGCCTCACGCTAGTCTCGGCGCCGCCGGTTGCGGGTGAGTCGCGCGGCATCTACACCGCGAGCAACGGCAAGCGGTACGAGGTCGTGGGTCCATCCGTCTATACGGTCAGCTCAACGAACGTCTATACGCTGCTCGGCAAGCTAGCATCGTCTGCCGGCCCGGTGTCGATGGTCGATAACGGAACTGACCTGTTCATCGTTGATGGAACAGTGAACGGATTCACGGTTAGGATTGCGACAAGCGTCATGTCGCCAGTGACTGATCCGGCATTCTATGGCGCGGACAAGGTTGATTTCGTCGATGGATTTTTCCTGTTCAATCGGCCTGGAACGCAGCAGTTCTATATCTCTCTGTTCGATGACGTAACGTTTGATCCGCTCGATATTGCATCGAAATCGACCTATTCCGACAATCTCGTCACGTTGGCCGTGATGCACCGGGAAATCTGGCTGTTCGGTGCATTGACGACCGAGGTCTGGTACAACACCGGCGCCTCAGATTTCACATTCGGCCGTATGCCTGGCGTGTTCATCGAGCATGGGTGTGCGGCCAAGCATTCCGTCGCCAAGATCGATCTGGCGCTGTTCTGGCTCGGTCAGGATCTGCAAGGTCAGAATGTCGTATTTGCCGGCCGTAACTACAGCGCTGAGCGCATCTCGACACACTCCATCGAGCAAGCGCTGGCCGGCTATTCACGCATTGATGACGCGATCGGCTTTTCATACCAGCAGGGCGGTCACGCCTTCTATGTGCTGACGTTTCCGACCGCTAATGCCACGTGGTGCTTTGACGTGGTGACTGGCCAGTGGCACCAGCGCGCATATCTGGAACCAGATGGCACGCTTAGCCGTCATCGCATGAACTGCCATTCGCTCAATGGTGTCCGGAATCTCGTGGGTGACTGGCAGACGGGTGCAGTCTATATGCTCGACCAGAACGCCTATACGGACAACGGCGCGACCATCGAATACATCCGCGCATTCCCGCACATTCTCGGCGCTGATGGCAACCGCGTGATGTTCCGCCAGTTCATCGCAGATATGGAGGTCGGCAACGGTCTGCCAGACGACTCCGCTGAGCCTCAAGTCCGGTTGCGATGGAGCGACGACCGCGGCCGAAGCTGGGGCAATTGGGTGACCGCATCACTTGGCAAGGTCGGCGAATACCTGACCTCCATCCAGTTTCAGCGGCTCGGTTACGCACGCGATCGCGTGTTCGAACTGTCCTGGTCGGCGCCGGTGAAGACTGCGCTTAATGGCGCTTTCGTCGATGTTTCGAGGGCACGCACGTGAATACCGAGGTAAATTTCCCGTCAGGCAACCCGCTTGATCCTGCCGGTAATTTGACGCCGCAATGGCGCATGTTCTTCCTGACGCTTTTCACCCGATCTGGCGGCGCCGCGGGGAACGATACGTCGACGCTTCAGGCCGCGATTGCCGCTGCGAATGCGAATATCGACGATCTTCAGACCGAAGATGGACAAGGCGCGCCGGCACCGGATATGGCCGCTGTGTTCGGCCTGATCTATGTTGTCGAAGCGATCGCAGCGCAGGCCATGGCCGCGGCATCGCGGCAGCCTGACGAGCGTGGGGAGACCGGAGAAAGCGCGAGCGTGACCCACCTGTCGCAGCGCGTTGCAGAACTTGAAGGGCAGCTCGAGCACTATCGCTGCGATGATGCGTTGCGGATTCGCATTGCCGATCTCGAATCGAAGATCGAGGCGATTGCTACGCCTCAGATCGCGGACGCGTCGCAACTTGGACTCGGCACGGCAGATTCGCCGACCTTCGCGGGCGTTACATCGACAGGGCCGGTCACTGCAATAGGAGCATCGACAACAACATACGCGGTGACGGCGGGACGTAATGGCGCCGCAGCGTCGCAGTTTGTCGCAATAGGCGGCCTTGCAGGGTCGAATGCGGTTGACTCTTTTTGCGCCGCATCGAATGCAAAGTTGGTGACATACAACGCCACGACCAATTTGAGCAATACGGCGCCAACATCAGGTTCTGTTGGCCATCAGTGGTCGATCCTGGGTGTCGCAAAGATGTTGCTCAATCAGAGCGGGAATTTGCTCGTAGGCACGACGACGGACGACGGCAGCGGGAATCCAATTCAGTCGAATGCCGGTCTATCTATCAAGCCCGCCACTACAATAACAGCGCCAGCCGCTGGCGGCGCTGGTGCACTCCCGGCTACGCCTCTCGGCTACGCAACGATCCGCATCAACGGCACTGACCGCAAGGTCGCCTACTACTGAGGCAATCAATGATTACGTGGAAACAACTCTGTCAGAACGTCCTGACCGGAGCGGCTGCGGCCGTATATGCGGCTCCCACTGGCACGGCGACCGCTATCCATCAGGCGAGCGCGTGGAATCCCGGCGCGAGCGTCGTGCAGCTGAAGCTCTACATCGTGCCTGCCGCGGGCGCTGCAGCCGATGCGACGACGATCTGGTCGACGAACGTTCCGGCCGGTGCGTCTGTGCAGATTCCGCAAATCATCGGCCACAAGTTGCAGGCCGGGCAGCAACTGTTCGCGGTTGGCCTGGGTGTCACGCTCACCGTGTCGGGCGCGGAGAACGTCCAGCAATGACGACACACATCGGGCATTCCGCCTGCACGCTGAATATCAGCGGTATTGAATTCGTCCCGAGCTAACGCGTGGAACATTTTCTGCAAATTGCATCTGGCGTTGACGTGGCGCCGCTGATGGCAGCCATCGACGCGCAGCCGGAACTATGGGATGCACACAGGGAGCGCAAGGAATCGGACGGTAGTCCGCACTCGCGCATGTCGGATATCTGGGTCCGATACAACGATAAGGCGCGATACAAGGATCGTGAGTCGTTCAACGCGGAGCATGTGCCGGTCTGGTATCCCGCATGGCATGCGCTGCCGGAAATGCGGCCGATCGTTTTCGATCTCATGACTGAGGTTGAGGGTGAAATGCTCGGCGGTGTGCTGATCACGCGCATCCCTGCCGGCGGCGGCATCGCTCCGCACGTCGATTGCGGTTGGCACGTCGAGTACTACGACAAGTTCTATGTATCGCTTCGCAGCGAGCCGGGCGCAGAGTTCTTCTGCGATCACAACGGCGTCGTTGAGGCGCTGAATCCGAAGGTCGGCGACATCTGGCGCTTCGACAACCGCAAGAATCATTGGGTCGAGAACTGCAGCGACGCCGATCGGGTGACGCTGATCGTGTGCATCAGGACGGACAAATTCAAATGATCGACCTGCATATCAAGCACTTCTTTTCGGGGCGCGAGTACGCCAAACAGATGACGTTGCCAGCTGGTCACTACGCCGAAACGCACGAACACCAGTATGACCATATCTCGATCCTTGCTGTCGGTGAGGTCGTGGTCTGCGTCGACGGAATGCAAGAGAAGCACGTCGGCCCGACTGCGCTGGTTATTCCCGCCGGCAAGGTGCATCGGATCGATGCCATCACAGATTCAGTCTGGTTCTGCGTGCATGCAACTGACGAAACCGATCCTGAAAAGGTCGATGAAGTTCTGATTAAGGGGTAACGCCATGCCATGGGGATTCGCAGCAGCAGCAGTGGGCACAATTGCTGGATCGGTTATCAGTGGGCAGGCATCGAAGAGTGCTGCCGATACACAAGCGCAAGCAACGGAAGATGCGGCGCACCTTCAAAACGACCAGTGGAACCAGACACAGGCAAACCTCAAGCCATATATGGACTTGGGGTCGAGCTATATTGACCCGCTCAAGAATGCGCTTGCAAATTCAATGTTGACGCAGCAGTTCACGGCGCCAACAGCAGCACAGGCACAGGCGACGCCGGGCTATCAGTTCACGCAGACACAGGGTCTCAAGGCCGTGCAGAACAGCGCAGCCGCGCGCGGGCTGGGCGTGTCTGGTGCAGCGATGAAGGGCGCCGCATCCTATGCGACCGGCCTCGCCGACTCGACCTATAACGACGTGTTCAATCGCGCGCTCCAGACATTCAATACGAATTACAGCAGCGCGGCAAACCAAGTCAACCGGTTACAAAGCGTGGTCGGAAACGGCCAGAACGCAGCGGCGACGAATGGTTCGCTTGGCGCGGCGGCGGTCGGTAATATCGGCAACACGCTGATGAGCGGCGCGAATGCGCAGGCAGCCGGCACGATCGGATCGGCAAACGCGATTTCGAGTGGGTTGAACGGACTAGCCGGGAATGCTCTCACGTATGGTTTGATGACGAACAATGCTGGCAGCGCAGGCGGAGGCGCAAGCGCCGGTGTCCCGGGATGGTCTCCATCTACATCAGCAGGCAATGGCCTAGCGGTCTAATCGGAGATAGAAAATGCCCATCGATCCGTCAATCGCTCTGAATGCAAACGCCCCGAAGCCGATCAACCCGCTTCAGCAGGCGCTATCCGTAGCACAGTTCCGCGCGCTTAATG